TAAGCGAGAAAGAGGGTGACCTCGCTCGCTCCTATGGCTTTACAGGCTCTGGAAGCGATAAGGGCAGTGGGGACATGGACCTGCTGGAGAAAACTGCCTACGGCTTGGAATACAGACGCATTAGGGATATGTGCGTACTTGCCGTGGCAACGAGGTTTGGTAGTGGCTGTTGTTGACGACAAGCGTAAATGGCTTGAATTCGTAAAGTCACTGCAGAGCCTTGATGATGCTTGTGTTACTGTCGGTGTCCAAGCTGACGGCAAAAAGACCAAGGATGGAAAGATGGACATGGCACGGCTTGCAGCTGTGCATGAGTTCGGCGCAACTATAATCCAGCCACCAAGGGCAATAATCACCTATCGCAGAATACGCAAGGATGGAAGCTTCGCACGTAATGGTCGCTTCGTCAAACGGCGAAGCGCTAACTTCATGCAAACTCACTACGGTATGAGTAGCACCATCATCATTCCCGAAAGAAGCTTTATTCGTTCAGCTTTTGACGAGAACGAAGAAAAAATAGGTGACATTGCCTGGACCGCAGGTGAAGCCGTCGTAAAAGGTGCATTGACTAGTGATAATGCGCTGAAACTGGTCGGGCAAGAGGTTCAAGGAATGGTTCAACGTAAAATCGATACAGGACCTTTCGTGCCTAACTCGCCCGCTACCATTCGGCGCAAAGGAAGCAGTAAACCTTTGAAAGATACTGGTCGATTAAAGCAATCTATTCGTTACAGTATGCTGAAAGGTTGGAAGAATAGAAATGAGTAGTTTTCGTAAAAAGTTAAAAGTTTTTCGCGTGAATGGTAAACCTACGCTTGGCGCTGACGGTATCTTCCGTGATGCTCCCGTAGTGGAGCTGCACGTACTGGCGAGTGTACAGCCGTTAAAGGCTACGGAAATGCAGGCTCTGCCTGAAGGTCGCCGTGGTGCAAGAGCGGTTAAGGTTTATTCTGACACGGAGTTATACATGGCTGAACAGATGACTGGCCAACAGGCTGACAGGTTCGTGTGGCTTGGCAGAATGTATGAAGTCATCGGTTGCGATGCTTATCAATGCGAAGTAATCAGCCATTATAAGTCTTTAGCCGTGGAGGTGACAACGCATTGAGCTGTGGTAATAAAAGCGTGCGCTTGAAGGTGCTGACCTTCTTCGCACAAACACTGCACAAACTCTTTCCCGGTTGGAACGTGGTGCTGGCAAAGCAAGACATTGCGGTAGAGTTTGATAAATACATTGTCATTGACCTTTTAGCCGAGCGTGGACTTGGCGTTGAGGAACGGTGGAACGAAGACGCTGGAGAGGTTAGGGTAGTGGAGCTGGTCGAAGCTACGCTGAGCATTACCGGCATTGGCAGGGGAGCAATCGAAACCTTGTCGATGATTGAAACTAACCTGTGCAGACCTACTATTGTAGATGAATTTTTCATTGCCAACATTGCGGTAAATCGTTTCAGTGAGACCCAGGACATCTCCGAACTGCTCGATAGCAGGAAATGGCAGGAGATGGGCAACATTGACTTGACCATATCCTATGACAGACAGGCAATTGACGAGCCTGGCTGGTTTGACAAGGTTATGGTTGGCGGTTTACTGCTCCATGGCGGAAAAGACAAGCCCAAGACGGGCAAAATTGAGTTTATCTCAGAAATTGAAATTGATAAGGAGATTTGAGAATGGCAAATATTGATAGAGTTGTAAATGTTCAAATCGCTCTTAATACTGCCGGGATTTCCAGCGAGGGCTTCTCTACCATGATGGTTGTCGGTCCTCATGCGAATTGTTTGGAACGTGTTCTCAACGTGACTGACAGCGACGAACTGCTTGAACTTGGTTTTCGAGCAGACGATCCTATCTATATTGCTGTCAACGATGCGTTCAGTCAAACTCCGAGGCCGAGAGAAGTTAAAGTAGGTCGTATCCAATGCGATACCACTAAACTTAAACTTGTCTCCAATGCGGTTGTTAACGGTAGTGTTTATTCAGTAACCATTGCAAGCCTTGGAGCAAACAGTAATCTCGTAGAGAAAACCTTTGCTTATACCGCAACCGGTGAAGAAAATGTTGAAGCAGTTCTTACTGAGTTGTCCAACGTAATTATGGCAGATGAGGAAGTGAATACTGTTTATGCAGCTTCAGTTCTTGAAGAAGAACTAATCATCAAAGCTGTTGACCCGACACATTCCTTTGTCGTGAGTGGTAATAACTTGATTGATATTACTTCTGTTGAACAAGCGTCTAATCTCAGCCTTGCTGAAAATATGGCTCTCATCACTGCTGCAGATGATGACTTCTACGGCATTATCTACACCAGCCGTAAACAAGCAGACATTCTTGAAATGGCGGACTGGACGGAAGCGCATACCAAACTGTATGGTACTGCGATTTCAGAAGCTGCAGTTCTTAACGCTGAATCAGATACCGACACCGGTAGCTTGCTTCAAGCTCGTAATTACTTCCGTACCCATTGGTGGTATCACGAAAAGGCGGAAACTGAATTCCCTGAAATTGGCATTATTGCACGTTGCTTCGCAGTTCTTCCGGGTGGTGAAACCTGGGCTAACAAACAATTAGCTGGCTTTACCACTAACAAGCTTCGTGAAAACGAATATAACGTGATTACCAAGAAGAACGGCAATACCTTTGAGCCGTTCCGTAATATTTCCATTACCCAAAACGGCAAGGTTGCCGCTGGTGAATGGATTGACGTAATCCGTTTCCGTGACTGGCTCGAAGAAACCATCAAGACTGAGATGTTCAGCATGCTCATCAATCGAGACAAGCTTCCGTACACTGACAAGGGTATCGGTTTGGTTGAAAGCGTTTTGAACAGCGTGCTTGCTCTCGGTCAACGTCGTGGCGGTATCGCTCCGACAGAGTATGACGAATACGGCAACAAGAATGCAGGTTATGTAATCGAAGTACCGCTTGCAGCTAACATTTCTGCGAACGTCAAGGCTCAACGCGTATTGCGTGATGTTAAATTCACCGCAAGACTGGCTGGCGCTATCCACGTTGTAGAAATCACCGGTTCTTTGACCTATGAAAATCTGATTATTGCGTGAGGTGTGAATTATGAGTGCCCTGAAAACTTATGACCCTAAAAAGGTAAATGTTATTTATGGTCCTGTAATCATGACCGGCTTTGCAGAAGGTACTTTCGTCAATGTTGAAACCAGAGGAGAAGGCACCGAAGCCATTGTTGGCTGTGACCAAGAAATTGTAAGAAGCATGAGCGTTGACAGCGTTCTGAAGCTTGTTACTGTGACCTTGCTCCAATCCTCTGACAGCAACGACAAATTGAGCCTGCTTCATGACGCAGACAATGTCTCCCAAAAAGGCTTGTTGCCCTTGGCAATCAAAGACCTTAGCGGTAGAAGCGTAATGATGTCTGACCAGGCGTGGATTGTAAAGAAACCTACCTTCAAGCGTGGCAAGACTGCAAGCGACGGTGCGCTTGAGTGGCAATTCCTTGCTGTTGTTCCTGACGAAGCATTTTTGATTGGTGGTCATGACTAATGGAATTAAAATCTCGTGAAATTGGCAGTAACAAATATTATGTCCGTGAATTCCCGCCTTTGGAAGCATTGAAGCTTTTGGGTGACCTGCAGGCCGTAGTGACCTCTTCACTCGGTAGTGTAGGAATTGAGCAGGACGACAAGCCCTTGCTCGAAAAAGACATCAATGTTGGCTCTGTAATCGCAGGTATCGGTGGCAAGCTTGACGGTGCGACACTCGTAGGCTTTGCTGACCGTATCTTGAAAAAAGACTATGTGAGCGTTCAACGTGAATCTGACGATACCCCCGTAAGACTTGACCGAAACGTATTCGATGAAGTCTTTGCCGGCAGGGTATCAGAAATGCTTCAAGTGATGTACTTCGTCCTCGAAGTAAACTATTCCGATTTTTTCGGGTATCTTCCGAGCCTCTCTGGTGTCCTGAACAAGGCGGCGAAGAAGAAATAAAGATACCGGGTAAGCTTAGCCCTGACCTAATCCGCGAAATGGTCGTGTATCGTCCGCTTATGGCAGGACTTGTTACGTGGACGGAGATTAAGTCAGGGGTAGTAACCCTGTATGAACTACAAAAAATGGTCGCTCTGCTTGATATGAAGAGCGACACAGAAGCACATTATGCGAAAGCTTCCCAACAAGACGAAGGGAAGGTGAATAAATGGTAATTAGAGATTTACTTGTTGCCATCGGCTTTAAGCTCGACAAGAATTCACTTGTAGCTGCAGATGCGAAAATAGGAAATCTTAAAAAAGGGCTTGGCAGTATTGAAACTGCAGGTTCAAGGGCAGGTCGTAACTCCGGCAGGGCAATTGCAGATATTGGCAACAGTGCTGATAGAGCAACATCAAAGGTTGACGGGCTTGTCAACGGCATGTATAAGCTTGCTGCGTTTACTGGCATTACCTTTTCTTTGGGTAATGTCATAAGCATTGTAGACGAGTGGAAGGCTATCAACGACCAGGTACGCAACGTATCCGACAGTCAGGAAGAGTCGCTATATGCACAGCGTGAAATCTACCGCATAGCACAAGCTACGCGTCAACAGTACCAGTCTACGGCAACGCTTTATGCTTCCGTGGCTTCAAGCTCTAAGGAGCTTGGAAAGAGTCAGGCAGAAGTGCTTGCATTTACTGAAGACGTTTCAAGGGCTATGGTGCTTGGCGGTGGTTCTGCGCAAGGTCAGCAGGCGGCGCTTGTTCAGTTAGGTCAAGCACTTGCCTCTGGTGTACTTCGTGGCGACGAACTGAATTCAATCCTTGAACAATCCCGTAGGCTGGCACGTGCCATTGCTGACGGTATGGGTGTTTCCGTTGGTCAGTTACGCAGTATGGGCGCAGAAGGCAAACTTACTGCTAATGATGTGTTTATGGCTATCAGAAGTCAGTCTGATGTGTTGCGGTCCGAAATGGGCAGGACACAATGGAGAGTTGACCAAGCTTATACACGTATGCTGAATGCTGCAGGCAGATTTTTCGATAAAATCGAAAAGCGTACCGGTGCGGTCAGCATGATTGCACGAGGGCTTTCAAACGTTGCTACCATCATTGAGAACGTTGACATTGACAACTTCGTGGCAGGATTTAGGCTTCTTGTGATTTACGCAGGCGCTTTTCTTGCCGTTTCCAAGTTTGGGGCAATCATTACGATGTACCAAACGCTCAAAGCAGTGCTGATTGGTGTTAGGAATGCTTACCTTGCTGCACAAGGAGCTGCTGTTGCCTATAAATGGGCAGGACTGCAGGCTGCAGGTGCTTCATTGATTGCATTCGCTAAATTTGCCTTGATAGCACTTGCAATAACTGCTGTTATTCTTGCAATTCAGGACTTCTACACGTGGGTTAAGGGTGGCAAGAGTGTGCTCGGCAGTGCTTTTGGCGAATGGAACGAGCTTGTTGACAGCGTTAAGTCAAAATGGGACGAGGTTACGCAAGCTGTCTCTGACTTCCTTGACATGCGTATCATCGATATGGTTAAGGCGTGTATTGGCTGGATTGGTGAGCTTCAGGACAAGGTAGCTTCGCTAAATATTCGTGAACGCGTTAACAAGTGGTGGGAAGCGAACGTGTCTGCTCCCGTTAATGAAACCATAAGCGGTGTTGCCAACGGCGCAACCGCACATGGTCCTGCGCTTAGCTCACAACAACAGGAAGCCTATGGACATATGATTGGCGGACTGATGGGCGATAATGCCAAGACGGGCAATGTTGCCGTGAACAGGTACGCTGCTTCCAACATCGTGAATACTGCAAGCAAACGTAGCTATGCTGACAACAGCCAGCACACCAACTACGTCAACGTCAACGTCAAGACCAACGCTTCTCCTGAGCGTATCGGTAACGCTGTTGCTGACAGCATATCGAACATTGGTTATGACGCAGGCTTTGGCTTCGATTCACCGGCAACGGAGGCGATTTAGATGTTAGCTGATATCTTAGGTATCAATCCCAACAAGCCGACACAGTTCGGCAAGCTGAGCGTTGACATCGTGCGTTCCTATGAAGTTATGTACGAGCAGGACGTGTCAGCACACCCCGTTGAGGACGGCTCAGAAGTCCATGACAACATCGTAAACAAGCCTATGCGTGTCAATATGACAATTGGCATTTCCTCGCTTCCTGTGACGTGGATTTGGACAAATGGTACGGGTAAGCACAAGTTCAGCGACGGACTTGCGGCGCTCGAAGCCATACGTAACGCAAAACAGCCTGTTACGATCGTAAGACCTGACCGAATCCTTCGTGATATGGTGATGACTTCCTGTAGGCTCGCCAAGTCTGACGAAAGCAAGTCAGTCCTGTGGGTTGATTGTTCATTCCAAAGCATTGTCAAGGCTGTGGTTCTTACTACGAAAATCCCGCCCGAAATCGTTGAGGCAGAAATGCAGGACGGAGTGGGCGAGACAAAGGCAAACGGCGGTGCTGCCAAGCAGAATGCTGTCAACGAAACCAAGGCTGACACCGAGGTATCGTGGCTTGAACAGACTGTTGAAGCTTGTAAGAGCTGGTTCGGGTGATTGACATGGCAAAACAACAGATTACTTTTAACGACGCTAACGATATTGTTGTCAGCGTTAATTTAGAAAACCAAAAATACCGCCTGCGGTTCGTATGGAACCACATAGCGGACTTTTGGGTAATGCACTTATATAACTACCAAGGTAAGCCGTTGCTGGAAAACCTAAAGCTCGTACCTAATTTTCCTGTGATGTTCAACCATCATAACGACAAGGCTGGTATTCCTAAAGGCGAGTTCTTCGTAATCACAAAGGAAGAGCAGCTGACAAGGAACAGTTTTAAGGAAGGTACGGCAACGCTTATCTACGTTACGGGAGATGAGATGTATGGCACAGTTTGACAGAATCTACCGATTGACTGTCGGAGATGACGTTGACGCAGTGCTCTTACAGTCAAATCCTCGTGAACAAGGCTTAAACATAAGCTTTGATATCGACAAGGACCTCACGCAGCAGACAAACAAGTGCCGTGTCGAGGTCTATAATCTTTCTGACAGTACGGCCAAGAAGCTTGAACGTGACGACATCGTCTGCATTCTTGAAGTTGGCTATTCTGAAGATGTGGGACTTAGACGGATTTTTGTTGGTGAGGTTGTCGGAGCTTGGACACGGTTAAGCGGAAGCGACAAGATTACCACGC